CCCGCCGACCTTGCCGCCGGTGGCGATCTCCTCGAAGCGGTTCCGCATCCGGCTGGTGAACTTGGTCACCCAGACCTCGGCATCCTCGCCGAGCTCGGGCACCGGCACCTTCACCTTCGGCAGCGGACGCTTCCGCTTGAAGAACTCATCACGACTCAGAGCCATGCGCGCCTCCCTGCGTCACACCAATCAACCAAGGGCACCCGAGAGCTTGATCGTCACAGAGCCCGACTGCATGTCTTCCATCTGGGCACCGGCCTCGTAGCCGGTCATGTAGCCGAACGCCGACCACAGCGTCACAGCCGTGCCACCGTTGGCCCAGTACACGCTCACCACCTGATTGGTGGCGACGTTCGCCAGGTCGGCGACGGGCTTCACGGACGGGTCGTGCAGCACCTCAACCGAGACTTCGCCCGGGTCGTAGATGCTCGATGCCACGAACTCCTTGGCCGAGGACAGCATGTGCGTCGCGTCGGCAACGGCCCGTGCGATGCCGTTGTGGTTCACGCCGGTGATCTTGTAGCCGGTCGCGGTGTGCAGCGCGGTGCCGAACGAAACGTAGGTTCCCTGTCCGATGTCAGCGGCCATAGGTCAACTCTCCGAGTGGGTGATCTCGACGGTCAGGTCCGTGCGGTAAATCGGGGTCTGGTCGCCGGGATTGGCTGGCTCTTGCTGGTCGTTTTGGTCCTTGACCGTGATGAGCCGAACCGCCGGCGTGCTCTTGAATTGTAAGGCTGACCGCACCGCACGCCCGAGGTTGCGGCAGTCCACCAGCCTCGTCGAAATGCACGACACGGTGTACGTCGTCCGGGTGAGCCCGGTCATGCCACGCATGTGCATGAATGGCCCACGGCTGGCGTCCTGGCGGTCGAACACCAGGCACGGCATCGCCGTCCCCTGCGGAGCCTGGACGGCGTAGATCCGCGAGCCGACGGACGCTGCGATGTCGGCTGAGACCGACAGCAGCTGCAGCAGGGATTCGTCAATGAACGTCGTGGCTGGCATCACATCCCCTTGGCAGCACGGCGGGCGTTCTCGGCCTCCGCCTTCACCACCGCGCGGCCGAGCTCCTGAATGAGTTCGTCCCTGATCCGCGGCAGCGTGCGGTCCGCCCACTGGCCGAATTTGCCGGTGCCGGGGACGGCCGCCACCTCGGGGAAGTAGGCCGCCCCGCCGTCCTCCGCACCGATCAGGGCTACCTTGCCCATTAGGTACGGGTACTGCTTGGCCAGTGCCATCGGCACCTGCAGCATCGCAGCCTTCTTGGGCCGGCGAACCTTCACGCCGTTCTCGATCCACCAGGCGTGGTAGCCAAGACCGCCCTTCTTGAACTTCTCACCACGGCGGAAACCGAGCACGGCCGTCTGGGTCTTGCCGCGGACCTTGGCTTCGGTCAGCACCCCGACCGACCGCTTTAGGTTGCCCGTCGGCCCCTTGGCGACCAGGGCTTTGACCTCGGGGATGTACGGCTTCGTGACCTTGTTCACGCTGGCCCGCAGGTACTTTTTCTGCACGCCGATCCGCAGCCCATCAAAACGCTTGAGCACGTCCGCGATGTCCGAAACGCTGACACTGGCTTGCATGCCTGCCATCAGTCCGTCACCTCCGCCACCAGCAGCTCGTGCTCGGCCCGGTAGCCGCGCTCCACCACGCTGGTGATCTCGAACGTGCGACCCTCGCAGACGATCCGCATCTTGGCTTTCAACCCCGGCGTGTAGTGCAGCATCACCTTGTGGGTCACGTCTGAGCCGGTCGCCATGGCCGACACGCTCTCCGATCCCGACAGCGGCATGATGCCAATCCACCGAGTAGCGAACGTGGACCACGACAGGATCGGCTCGCCAATGGCGTTGGCCGACTCGGTCGGAGTCTGGATCGTCGCCAACCGGTTGAGCGTGCCCGTCTTCATGTGCCGACCACTACCACCGTGAAACTCGCCGTGCCAGAGTAGGCCGAGACGTTGAAGCCAGCCGTGCCACCGCCCCGGGCGTCCGACAACGCCACGCGGCTCGCGGAACTGATCGCCGCCCCCGACCCGATCGCCTCGGCACAGCGGGCCGCAGCCGACGCTGCAAAGGCAAACCGGTCCACGGTCGCGAACGACACGAGCGAACCGTCGGCGTCACGGTAGGTGCTGGGAGCCACGGCAATCGCCACGGCGGCCGTTCCGCAGGTGCCGGCGATGATGGCCACCTTGCCGGTCGTCTGGCTGTCCGTGCTCGTCAGGGCGAGCCGCTTCACGGCCTGGACGCCGTCGCTGGACGCCGAGTCGGTGAACCCCACGTCAACGGCGATCCGTCCCTCGATGCTCATGCGTACTGCCTCCAGCGGAGGTTGGCCAGCAGGGCCGATACGGCCATTTCCAGTTCACGGCCCACGCTGCCCACGGCCTCCCGGTTCGCGTACCAGTGACCGACCAACATCTTGATGGCGTGCTTCGCCGGAGTCGGCACGTTCGCTGCCCCGCCGTAGCCGGCGAGGTAGGTCACCTGCACGGCCTTGTCGTCCAACCGCACGTTGGGCCAGTTCTCCAAGTACAGCGGGTACAGAAGGGCAGGAACGTGGTCGCGGTCTAGGCGGAACTGCTGCGTTCCAGACTGCGCCCACGTGAGTGTCTGCGTGGTGCCACCTTGGTCCACGTAGGAAATAGTCACCGTGGCGTTCGTGGCAACCGAAGCCAGCTGCACCGGCGGGCGCGGAAGCGCGATGCGGAGGCTTGGGAAATCATCGAACGCCACGGTGTAATGTTTGTGGGCGAAGGTGCGGTCGCAGTAGTCCTCGCACCAGGCGGTCGCCGTGTCGATCAGCATGCCGATGTAGTCATCGTCGGTCGTCATGTCGACGATCCGCAGATGCTCCTTGGCCTCGGCCACCGACACGGGCCGGTCACCCGTCCCGCTCGCGGTCGCAACGATGAGCGACCGGTAGTTGCTATTTGCCCGCACGGCGTCGCCTCCCGGCCTTGGCGTAGGGTGCCTCGGCCCGCTCGAGCTCCTCTGGCTGGTCGGCCACGGCGAAGCGGATCTGCGGCTGCTCGTTGCGGACGGCGTAGCCAGACCGCACCAGCATGTCGGCCAGACCGCCGGTCACGTCAACCACCTGGCCCGTCTTGTAGGTGCGAACCGGACGGGTGATCCGCACCGACACCGTGGGGTATTGCGTGCTCATCGCCAGACGTTCTCCGGGGGCTGGCCGCCGCGATCCCAGAAGTCGCCGGGATGCTGAAGCAGCGGCCGCATGTCGGCATCGGGCCACTTGAACCAGACCTCGGCATGGCCGAGGGCAACCCGCGGGCAGACGCCCAACTTCAGCCCGGCCTTCTGAGCCTCAATCCAGAAGTGGATGTCGTCGTCGATCCGGCCGTCGTCCCACCGGCCATCTGCGTTTGGCCTGCCGAAGAACCACGGGTGCTTCAGCTTCTTCAGGGCCGACGCTCGCAGGAGCGTGAACCCGAAGTGCGCCGTGTTCACTGGCATGATGTTGTGGTAGATCAGCTGGTCGCGGCCGATGCTACCGGCCCGCGTGCCGTCCTCCGACATCATCGTGAACAGCGGCTCGTCGTGCCGCCGCTTCATCTGCACCGCAGCGACCACGTCGTAGTCCGACGCCGTCGCGTAGGTCAGCAGACGAGGCAGTGCATCCGGCTGGAAAATGCTGTCGTAGTCCAGCGTCAGAATCCACAGCGGCGGACCGTCAGGCTCGGGGTCGTTCTCGATCATGTCCGTGAGGACACGCTCCAAACATTGTCCCCAAAAACAGCCTTCCAAACGCACGGGTGCGACGCCGTAGGGGATGAGCCCGCGGGGCCAGCAGAACATGTGGTCCTGCCAGCCCAGCCTCGGAACCGACATCGCGCAATGCACGCGAACCGGCCCCGAGCCAGTATTCAGCACAGCCGGCTTGATGCCGGCGATCGGAGAAGCAGCCGCGCCCACGGCAAACCTCGTTTCAGGTTGTCGTCAAACTCACCCCAGGACCACGCGGTTGGTGACGTTCGCATCCGACGCCGAATCGACGCCGGTCTCGCCGCGGCCCAGACGGGCCGCCACCACCACCGTGTTGTTGCTCGCGTTGCTCGTCGCAGACGAGCTCGGCGTGACCGAGACCTGCACGTACCGCCGCAGCGTCTTCGTGCTGACCTCGAACCGGGTCACGTTGACGGTCGCCGTGTTGCCGACGCCAGCCAGCGTGTAGTCCGTGTTCTGGATCAGGCTGGCAACGGTCACGTAGCTGCCGTCCGTGTCGCTGTGCTTCAGCGAGACCACGCTCGGGGCCGCCGTGTTGGCGATCGAGCGGTAGCCCACGTCCACCGACAGCGAGTCGTAGCCGAGGCAATCGACCGCCACGGTCAGCGTGCTGGCCGAAGCGAGACCCGCAGCGTCCGTCAGGGCGACCACGGAACGAGAGTTGGCGAGATGGTTCACGGTTCAGGGTTCCTTGTGGTGCTTGGGTCAGAGGATGAGGGCCACGACCGGACCGGCGTTGCTGGCATCGCCCACGTCCGAGGTGACAGCGTCGTAGGAGACGGTCGCCTGAAAGTAGGTCTGCTCGAATTCAATGAAGCGATCAGTGCTCGCCCGCACGGCAACCTGCCGGCGGAGGGCGAAGTGGCTGGACCGCTTCAGGTCACCGAAGAGGGCCACGCACTGGCCGGCCGACGCGGTCTTCCGCATGACGTTGTTGAAGAACACCGGCCAGCCCATGAACACCGGCCGACGAACGCCGTCCACGATCTCGTTGGCCAGGGCACCGTTGCCGCCGAGGGCCAGCGACTGCATCGCCAGAGCGTGCATCTGCGGGGTGCAGTACCAACCGCAGGTCGGGCTTTGCGAAGCGTAGGTCGGCAGCTTCGAGATCGCCGTGGCGAAGTCGTCCACCGTCAGACTGGTGACAGCCGACTGGCTGGAGTCGTGGACGCCAGCCGTCAGCGTCTCGTTCTCGAACTTCCACTGGAT